AACTAACAGAAGAATTAACAAAAGGTAAGGCAATATGTCTACTTGGAGAAGATAATATGACAAACGAAATTATTAAAGAAATTGAAGAAGATGCACCAGCTAATAATATGGGTGACGGTAATGTTGCCGTTAAAGATGAGCCATTTATCGACGATGAAAAGTCTAAAAAAATAGACGGCAGAACTAAGACATTCAAAGAGATTATGCGTCGCATTCGTGAGCGTAAACTTAAAGAAGAAGAACGTGCTATCAAAGCTAAACTTAGAGCAATGGGTATTTCAGAATCGATGCTTGAGGGTACTGAATCTACTGTTCAAGAAGGTTCTGATGTTGAAGGTGAAACGTATAAAGAATATTTTGCAAAATGCCTTAAGAAATTTGGTGTTAAGTCTCCAGCTGAACTTGAAGGTAAGAAGAAAGTAGAATTTTTCAATTACGTTGATGACAACTGGGCAGCTGCCGTAGAAAAGGATTAGATAGTGGCCGATAATAATAATAATGCAGCAACTGCTGCGGCAAAGAACTTGGAAAAGATGTCTGGTATGTCAAAGAAGCTAGATAGACACGACTGGATCCTCACGCAGCATGAAGAGGACATCCAAGAGATTCGGTCCGTAGCTACATCCACTAAATTAGCAGTTGAGTCAATTGAATTAACGCTTAACCAAATTAAGTATATGGCTTATGGAGGTATTGCTGTTTATACAGCAGACTCAATTGGTCTACTCAAAGTTATTAAATTAGCTTTATTATAAAATATGGGTTTACAATTAGTAGTATTTGTAGTATAATATATTATAAACTGAAAATGTAATCACTCTGTAATTCCTCCTAGCACAGACATGAGGTGGATAACGGGATAAAGGTTGAATAAACCGAGTGCCCAACCTATTTAATTGAGATATTATGAACTTTGTTGATTTAAAATATATTAATATATTATCACCCCGACTTAAGAGGTTTAAAAAGAAATCTCCTTCTGAATTCAATTTTAGATGCCCATACTGTGGTGATTCACAAAAGTCTTCTACTAAGGCTCGTGGTTGGATCATTGAGAAGAAACAGAAGTCTTTTTACTATTGTCATAACTGTAATATCTCACAATCCCTTTATAATCTTATAAAGGAACTCGATATCTCTCTAGCCAGAGAGTATTACTTTGAGTCATTCAAAGAAAAGAATAATACCCTAGAAATAAAACCAAAACCAGTAACAGACGAACTACAGAAGTTTCAGTTTGAGAAACCGGTATTTAAAAAGAAAGATCGACTTGAAGCTATTGCTGCATCTCTTAGAGATTTAGATTCAAATCATATAGCAATTCAGTATTGTCTTAAGAGAAAAATCCCCAAGAATAAATACGAAAAACTATACTATATAGATAAGTTTAATAAATTAGATTCCGCATCTAAACTAACAGACAAAAGACTTGTTATACCATATTATGGTATTGATGGAAACCTTAATGGGTTTACTGGTCGAACACTTGAATCTTCTACGCTTCGGTATGCAAATATATCATTGAATGATGACAAGTTATTCTTTGGTACTCGAGATGTGGATAAAAACAAAACTGTTTATGTTGTTGAGGGGGCAATTGATTCAGTATTTTTACCGAATTCTATTGGAGTTGGTAACTCAAATTTGTCTAGAGTGTCAGAAATTATTGATAAAGAACAATGTGTGTTGATACCAGACAGAGAACCAAGAAATAGCACTATTGTAAACAATATAAGTAAGTTCATATCACTTGGATTTAAAGTGTGTTTATTGCCAGATATTTTAGTTGGCAAAGACATAAATGAATATATAATGAATAATACAACAACGGAGAATTTAATGGAAATTATAAATAATAATACGTATTCTGGTATGAACGCAACCCTCAAGTTAGTAGATTGGAAGAAGGTTTAATGGAGGATCTATTGAGTATCTTCCAATGTGAGTCCTGTGAAGCGACATATAAAATCTCACACTCAATGGAAACAAGTAATTACAAAATTCGATATTGTCCATTTTGCGCTACTGATAATTTTGACGAAGATGAAATATACGAGGAGAGTTTTCTAGATGATTCTGATTGATGCATCACAGATGTTCATTGCTAATATGATGGTACATCTTAATTATAATGATAATGTTATTAATGAAAAGGCTTATAAGTTTTCTATATACAACTCTATACTAAACTACAAGAAGAAGCATTCTTCTAGGTATGGTGATATAGTTATATGTATTGATTCAAAACTACCATGGCGTAGAGAAGTGTTTGATAATTATAAAGCTGTTCGTAGGAAGAATAAAGCATCTAAAACTTCCACAGTTAATTGGTCAGATGTATATGATATGCTTGGAAAGGTTACTAACGAACTTATAGAGCATTTCCCCTTTAAGGTTGTTGTTTGTTCAAGAACTGAGGCGGATGATATTATTGGAGTCCTAGCTTCTCGGATTAAAGAAAAGACTTTAATTGTGTCGAGCGATAAGGACTATTTTCAATTACATAAATATGACCACATTAAACAATATAGCCCAATGGCTCGGAAGTTAGTTGCACCGGAAAGCTCTGGGTCTAATTACTTAAGAGAACATATTATTCGGGGTGATAAGGGTGATGGGATTCCAAATATTCTATCTCCTGATTCCGTATTTGTTGATGGAGGTCGTCAGACACCTATCACTAAGAATAAAGTAGACGAGTGGCTTGGTAAGGACCCTTCAACATTCTTAAATGAAGAGGAACTTAGAAACTTCCAAAGGAACGAGCTATTAATAGATTTTGATATGATTCCAAAAGATATCACAGAGAATATATTATCTGCATATCAAGAAGCTGTGATTAATCCTCGGAGTAAGCTACTAAACTTTTTTATAGAGACTCGACAGAAAGATCTTATGTCAGAAATTGATAATTTTTAAAGGAAAAATAATGAAGTATACAATGCATGAAATGTTAGAGAAAGTCCGTAAAGCGAGAGGTAAGGATAAGAAAATTCAAGCCCTTAAAGAGTTTGATTCTCCAGAACTTAGATCCCTATTAAAAAGTTCTTTTGATCCCAACATCATCTGGCTTCTTCCAAAAGGTTCTGTACCCTTTGAGAAAAAAGATTATAAACTTGGTGACGGTTCACATCGTTTCTTAATGACCGAAATCTCATCACTTTATCATTTTGTTGAAGGTGGTAACGCTAAACTCCGTCAATCTAAACGTGAACAAATGTATATTCAGTTACTAGAATGTCTTCATGAAAGTGAAGCTCAACTTATGATTGATGCTAAAGATAAAAACCTTGATAAAATATATGGTATTTCCGATCCAGTCGTTAAAGAGGCTTTTGGGTGGGACGATAACTACTGTAAGTTGTCATAATGCCGTTATATACATTTAAAAATATCGAGACGGGTGAGGTAAAGGACATTGTGCTTTCAATATCCGCGATGATAGAGATGGCAACGAGTGGCAAATACGTCCAAATTATTGGAGCTCCAAATATTGTAACTGGTGCAGGTAATCCACTTAAAAACACACCCTCCGCGTTTAAAGACATACTTAAAGAAGTTAAGAAGAAATCCCCTATGGCTACTCTGGAAACAGATTAGTCACACAACAAATAACAACAAACAAAAGAGGTTCACTTGGCGTCGAGAAAAAAAATGACAGTAAAAAAAGAAACATTATTAGACATTAAACCTATAACAGGAGCTCAAAGGAAAACTGCGGAAGCATATGCAGCGGGTAAACATTTATTTCTTTATGGTTCTGCTGGTACAGGTAAAACATTCCTGTCCTTATTTAATGCAATTAAAGAAGCACTTGAAACTAAGAAACAGGTATATGTGGTCCGGAGTTTAGTACCTACAAGAGATGTTGGATTCCTGCCCGGAACAATTGAAGAGAAAGCTGACCTCTATCAAGCGCCATACAAGTATATGGTTAAGTATATGTTTAAGCAAAACTCTGACGAAGCATTTAACTCTCTATACGAAAGACTAGTTGAACAAGGAACTATTAAGTTTCTTCCAACATCTTTCATTCGTGGTATAACACTAGACAACTCAATTATCATTGTGGATGAATCTCAAAACCTAACCTTCTGGGAACTAAACTCTATCATCACAAGAGTCGGGCAAGATTCGCGTATTATCTTTGCTGGTGATATTGACCAGACAGATTTAAAACGAGGTGAATCTGAAGGGTTCTCTTCTATGCTGTCTATTGTATCTAACATGGAAGAGTTTGAATGTATTGAGTTTGGATTGAATGATATTGTTCGTTCTGGATTTATTAAATCTTATTTAATTTCTAAGATGAAATCTGGATTTTAGTATATACAATTAGTAGTATTTGTAGTATAATATATTATATACACAATTAAAACATTGAGGAACATATGGAAAATTCGGAATTGATGAATGCTAA